TATATTATTTATATATATTATCGGCATTTTTGAGATTGACCACTTTATGTGGTTGAAACATTAAGACATATAACTAAATGCAAGTCGATGCCATGTAGTTTCACTTGCTCCTGATAATGCAAGAAGATAAATCTGGTTCAAAATTCTGAAACTGATAGATTTTCCTCTGTTTTGTGGAGCATTTATGAATTCATCACTAGATAAAAAGTTGAAAACTTTCTCTAATAATTCTGGTTGTGTAACGTCTTGTGGTTCCCCATTCAACTTTCTTGCAGCATAAATCTTTACAGTTGGTAAAACTTTTCTCATTCTTTCTATCATATCACTTGGTTTAATATTAACATTTACATATAAACATCTAGTCAATAAGGCTGAATCTTTTTTACCTATGTACTCTTTTGATAAGTTCGAAATGAATATAACCCCACCACTGAACTCAAAACTACTAGGATGTTTGTTTTTATTTTCTGGTTTAGACCATAATTTATCAATTTCTGCATGAGTTAAATTATTAGTGTTAAAAGCATCAGCATTTTCCCATGACACTATTTTATGATTACCAGTGTCTAATGCAGCTTTCAACATGTTAGTACTATCTGTACCACCTATTAGTACCGAATCACAGTCATCAAATACTATTACACGATCATAATAATCATAAAGATTCTTATATAACGATGTAGGTGAAACAGTACCCTTTATGATAGTATAATCTACATTTTGCCATGCTCCTACCGATTTTAATGCTTTTTTAACAGTAAATGATTTACCCGTTCCACCTTGTTTTCCGCAGATCAATAAAGCGCTGTTGAAACCTTTAGCTACTGACTTTACTTGAACTTCTATATCTTCATATACTGTATTTACATCAGAATAATCTTCACTTTTTAGACGTTTAAGCTCTTTAATTGTCTCGGAATTATCAACTTCTTTAGTCAAAGCTCCTTTAGTTTTGATTATATCACCTTCGATTTCTTCATTTTGGTACTTAACAGCATCATATATTCTAGGTAATATCTTAACAAAACTATCTTCATCAGTAAGATTAATGTTCCTAACTAATATATCGATATCTGGTTTATTTGGATCTACTGAATAATTAGACCATAATGATATGCCAGCAAAGTTTTCAAGCTGCCAATTAACTCGAATCGCTTTAAGATCATCTGAAACATATAATTTACCTTTGAAAACTCCATTTTTCGATGAAAATAAGCTGATTTTAACGAAAGAACAAGACATATTCATTTTTCTATTAAAATATGCTGCAATTCGATCAGAAGCTACATCTATATCCATAGCTTTAGCTTCTAGTAATATATCCCTGAACAATGACATGATTATACCTTCAAAAATAGAGTTTTTTCATCATTTCGTCGATTAGTCAAACCCGTAACAACTTTACCCTGACACTTATTCCATTTCAAAAATTCTGAACTAGCTCCATTAAAATCTGAATTGTTAACTTTTTTTAACAATGTAGATTTAATGAAGTTACCAAGACCGACATTATAAGAAAAACATACTAATGCATCAAATTGGTTCTGATTCAATTTAGATTTAATATATGGTATCATTCGAGTAGCAAAATCATTCACTATTACAGATAACATCTCACTAGCAGTAGATTCTGTTATCATTTGATCTTGCATAGAAACTTTCTTACCATCTAGATAAAAAGTACTGCCATAACCTATAGTAGGTACATCTTTTTTTCCATTATAGACAGTTTGATATGGTTTTGCTCGGAATCCTTCCCATTTTTTAATAAGATTAACACAATTAATGCTAGGTATCATATATGCTTATATATTAAAATGAGACCGTTTAAGGTCTCATTTAGTTCACGATGAAATATATTTTTCTTGTTCCGATTTTATATTCTTTTTAATATCTAATAACAGATCTTTTCCAAAGAAATAATCGAAGGGTTTTAGTTCTATGAGCTTCAACAAATCAAAAAACACATTTCTCAAATATAAACTCTCCTCATAAAGCATGAATTTTTCGATCAATGGTATTGCATTTGACATCATTGCGCTTTCTGTACATAACATACCGATATGATCTATTTGATCTTCTGTATAAGTAATAGCTTTTTCAAGATCTTCATAAGGCTTATTTTTATCGCGGAATCTAACACAGTATTTAAACATATTACTCAGATCACCTGGCAATAAACGAGTAACATTTATTACTTCGATACGTGACGGATGATTAGTATAATGTTTTGGATGTTTAACATCATTAATATCCATAGATTTATCCTAAAAGTAATCCTACGATACGAGGAGAAAGTTTCTTATCGACATCATCAGCATATAATACTTTTACATTGATGTCGATTAATTCCATCTTCTTAGGTTCAAGTTCTTTAACCTTATTATTATATGTTTCAATCTCAGTTTTATACATTTTATCAAGATTTTCACCTTCTTTTCTGAATTCGACGATGTTTTCTTGAATTATGGGTTGACCATTCTGATAAATCATGTCTCCTTTAGCATCTCGATCGGCATATTTTTCGATTAATTTCTTACGTTTTTGATCATATTCTATACCCTTAGCTGTCATAACTGGATTCAACTCAGTCAATAATTGACGATACAAACCATTATACGTTTTTACTAGATGTGCAATAAATCTACTTTGATTTATGCTATATCCTTCATTATTAAATGACTTAATCGCATATTCATATAATTCGATGAATTCAATTTTACTAATCTTCTTTTGAACTGTATCTTGCATTTAATTCTCCTTAGGAATGAAAAAATCACTAGATAAATCTAAATCGTAAAAACCTGTGTTGCCACATTGACAGGTATGCTTAACTTTACCCGTACAACCAAACTTTACTGTTAATAAAAAATTTACAAATGCTTCATATGTATCAGGATCGAGATTATTCACATATTCATATGATTCGAATAAACCTATTTTCTTCGAATTGATAGTATCAATATGACTCGCTATACTCATCAGAACATAATGTATACCACCAATTACATTCGGATCATTCATCTTCTTTTTAATCTGCAAATCTGTACCAATTGTAGGATATTTAATCGTAATTACATCATTATTAGGCAATTTTACTGACTTTTCGAAGTTGGGATTATAATAATACACCACCAAATCAGACAATTTAACACCTGACCAGGTAGTCATAGTACAAACATCACAATCGAATTTCATCTTAAATTGACTCTTGAATGTATTAAATCTGAGCTTATATAACAACCAAATACGATCACCTAAACAAATCTTAGGATAATCTATACCATGTACACATTCGTTCAAAATGTGATTTATCACATTAGTTTCAGTATCTTTAGTCATAACACTCAAATCTGTTATGTGCTGAATACTCATCTTCCTAATATAAATATCGGTATCATAAAATGATCCCCTACTCGGGAATTCGGATTTATCTAATAATGTAAATCTCGAATCTACTTTCTTCTCGGTCTCTGGTTCTACTATTTTCATATATCAAAATATAATCATCTTTTCATAAACTTTTTCGATATTTCATACACATCAAGATTGAAGAATAGACAAACCTTTTCTATCTTCGTACCCCCTCCTATAGGTTTATACTATATAAAAAAGATTCCTCTTCTCCCTACCCAACTATAATGTAACAATCAAGAAATATGTGGACTTTTTATGACTTGAAAATCACTTGGTTACCTACTTAGAGTAATGACGGATAGGTTTTAATGAAATGTTAAAATAAGTTTACAATTAGAAATTCAATTTTATTCCGGAAATATGTCTGAAATTGATTCAAAAGAAATATTATTCATGGCTTAATATGATTATAATCATATACCATGTTAATTTAATTTTAAGGTGTTTTTAAGACAGTATTTGCATAATACCTTAATGACTATACGTTTAGTTAAAATACTGTCTAAAATGGGTGTTAAAATTAAAAATAGAGCTATGTTTTTAATTTAATATAAACGTATGTATAATGACGTATTTTTAATGAACTAGTAACTATATCGTATAAAGTATCTTACGGCCTTTAATAGGCGTTAAAATGAAAATTACGAATGATATTGAAGTTTGATCGAACTAAATATATAAGAGTATGAATATAAGCAAAATATATGAAGATTTAGCCAATCAAATAGATCAAATTTTGAAAAAGCCCGAAGAGCCCAAAGAAAAAGTTGATACACCTGAGAAAGAGACTAATATAGAATTGCCAACACAAAAAGTGAGTGTTGATGCAAGTAAAGTGAAAGATTTGATTAAACCTCAAGTAGAGATAGCTAATTCTG